CAACGCCGCGAGCGCTCCCGGAAGGGAGTCCATACGGAAACCTCTTTACTGGACGGTGGCGAGGGCTTCGGCTTTGAGGCCGTCGGGCGCGTCGCGGGCGACAGGATCACCCATTGCCAGCGCTTGTGCAAGTACGCCTAGAAGGGGGCGCGCGATCGCCTCCTGCACCACGGCGCGATGAAGCCCGGCTAGGTCGCCGTACGATAGGTTCACGCTCCCGAGCGCCACCCCGGCGCGTTCCGCCACGGCCCGCCGGGTAAGCCCCTGCAGCCCGGTCTCGCTCGCCACGGCGCAAGCCGCGTCAAGCACCTTGGCGTCGCGCGCCGCGTTCATCGCCTGCCAACGGGGCGTACGGGGGTTGGTCACTTGCATCTGCGGGCTCTCTTCCGGGCGGCCTTGCTGCCCTTGTATGGCTTGCGCTTCGCCTTGGGCGACTTGGTCCTAAAGAGGGGCCGCCGGTACGGGAGCGGTTCCGCCCCTATGCCGCGCAAGAGGTCCGAAACGCCCGCCAGCAGGCTAAACGCATAGTCGGACGTCACGGCTGTTGCGGTCCGTACCGGCGGCGTGCGTGGCGGCTCTGACGCGACGGCGGTTACGTCCAGTCGCGGGGCGGGCGGCGGGTCGGCGGTGTATGTCCCTGTCATGCTCTCGTGTCTCCCGACTTATGACGTAGCGGTCATAGCTACAGTGTCCCGGGGCCGGTTGCAAATGCAGAATCGCCCCCGGCCGCCGCGACCAGATCAAGCCAAGCTTTTTGAGCTCGCTCCCGGTCCGTGCCGGTATACTTCCACCCGGGGGCTTTGCATTCCCGCGATACAAATTGCGCAAGGGTCCGGCCGACGTGCTCCGGCGTGATCAGCACGGGCCGCCAGCCTATGAGATCCGACGACTTGAGCACTTCGTTAAGTTGCTTGGAGTCATTGGCGAGACCAAAGCGCACGGGCCGTCCGTTTATGTCAGTCAATACCCCGACATTATTCCGGAACAAGGTCACGCCTTTAGTTGGCGCTTCTAGCCGCACTTGAGACTGTGCGTAGGCTTCACTTGTCATAACCACCCCATGCTTGCCGGCATTCCGGCCGGTCGCCGCCGTTGCACGACGTCCCATACCAGCCACGCAAAGTCTTGTTCGCCGCCTCCCGCCACGTTGCCGGCCGCCAGCCACGCCCCGGGCGGACAAGACGGGCGATCGGTAAGCAGCCACACGCGCGAGGGCGGCCGGGTTTTATAGAGCCGCCGGGAGCGCTTGCCGCCGTACAGGAATTTGGCCGACACGAACGCCGCGACTTTGCCCGGCGCGTTGTCCAGAGCTTGCACGATACAGGCTTCCGCGCCGGCCGCCTTGAAGTACGGCGGGTTCATGCAGACGTTTTGCACGCCTTCGGGAAGCCACCCGGTCGCGATAAAGTCCGACACGCCCGCAAAGAACGGCGCGCCCCGGTCCTTTATGTCCGACCCCGTGACCGTCACGCCATGCGACGCCAGCACTTCCGGTATCGTCCCGCGTCCGCAACATGGGTCGTGCGTCCAGCCGTCGAAGCTCTCAACGGTTAGAAGCTGGCGGACGCTCTTCGCCGGCTCAATATACCAATCTTCCGGGTCGCGCTGCCATAGGTGCGCATCTTTGCGTGTCTTGGTCATGCTTCAATGCGCCCCCTTAGCGCCGCTGCGTCCGTTGGGCCCAAGGCTAGCGCACTGAGCACGTCAAGCCCGAAGGTAAACCAGAATTCCCGCTGGATCTCCGAATCGGTCCGCCCCGCCGCGTGGCGTTGGCCGGCCCATATGTCCATGGCGTTCCGGAGCGCCACTTGCTCGAGCTGGCGGGCGTGATGGCGTTTGACGTCGGCGAGCTGTCCGATCTCCGGCATGTGCTTTGCCGCCAGTGTCGCCCGGTACGCTTCGGCCGGTAGGTTGACGACGTCGACCGCGCCGCGAAGCCGCGCCAAGGTCTCCGGGTCTAGCTCGCTAAGGTCGCCGTCGACCATTTCCGGGCTGGACCGGCCGACGGGCGGCGGGGCCGGGCAAGAGCAATAGGGGCACGCTTTGAGCGTCCGGACGTACGGTTGATAACAGCCGGGATACGGCCCCCACGGAAGGCAAATGCGGGACGGTATGGCGTCGCTCCCGCCGCCGCTGCGTCGCTCCCGGCGGTCCAGCGACCACGCCCGGGGCCGATCGGGCGGCCCGTGGCGAAGGAAGTTGCCGACGTGGTCTATGATGCGGGCCGCGCCCTTGCCCGGCATGGGCCGGAGCGCCCGGCCAAATTGCTGCATGAACGTCGCGAGACTTGCCGTCTTGCGGGCCAAGCTGGCGACCTCGATCGCGGGAAGATCAAAGCCTTCGCTCACGATATCGACGACGACAAGCTGCATGATCTCGCGCTTGGCGTATCTCTTGAGCGTGTGACGCCGCACGCCGCCGTCTGTCTTGCCCGTAAGAAGGGCGGCCGGGACGCCTTGCGCCACGTACTGCGCTTGGATCTCGCCGGCGGTCTCAACGTCAGGGCAAAAGGTCACGCCCAAGAGGCCCGGCGCAAACTCAAGATATCGGGCGACCACGTCCCCGACGATATGCGACTCGCGGGCGGCGGCGCGTAGCTTGGCGGTCGACCAGTCCCCGCTTGCGCCTATGTCGCTCTCTAGCAGGCGCATATCGTTCTCAACGCAAAACATGCGGTAGTCGGTAAGATGCCCGTTATCTATCAGCCACCGCATAGGCGGCCCTTGCACCATGACGTCCGCCAGCCCGTCCGCGTGCCGGCCTAGACCCTTGCCGTCGGCGCGTTGCGGCGTGGCGGTCGGGAAGAGCCCGCGACAGGCCGGGTTGGTAAACAGGGTCATGGCCGTGCCCCATTTATTGGCCGCTATGACGTGGTGCGCTTCGTCCACTACAACCAACGTGACCGTCGACGCCCAAGCCTTGAGCTCTTCCCGGCGATTGTTGAGCGTGTCGACGCCAGCGACCCGACACGGCGCGCCCGGGGCGTAATAGCTTCGACCCAATTCGTCTATGTGCAGTCGGGCAATGGCGCGTCGGACCGCATCGGGGGCGATAATGTCGTGCCGGACGCCGTTGCGTGCGAGGGCTAGCGAGAGCTGTCCGACAAGCTCTTGACGGTGCGCAATGACGGCGGCGGCTTGGCTCCCGATAAGGTGCGCGAGGATGACCGTCTTGCCGCCGCCGGTGTCCAGACGCATGACCACGTTGCGCGCCCCGGCCGCCCATTCCGTGCGGACGGCGGCGGCTAGATCGTTCTGGTATGGCCGGAGAATTGGCAAGGCACGCTCTGCGATTGCTGTTGACGGGGCTGTCATAGGTCGGTAACGGTTCCGCCGTCAACATGCAAAACAGGAGGCCACGGCCTTGCAAATCACATTCGACACGGCGACCATTACGCCCCGGGAGATCACGGGGCTTGTCGCTCTGCTAACCGGCGTGTGCCCCGCCCCCTTTGCCGACGCCTCGCCGGCCCGTTTGGTCGACGTCACTCTGCAGGACGGACCGGAGCTGGCGCAAAAACTGCAGGCGGCCGTCGTGCCCCCCGCTCCGGCCCCCGTCGACGAAGTCACGGCGGCGTTTGGCCCGGCGGACCCGGCCCCGCCCGTGCAAAGCGCTGGCGGCCCCGTCGACGCGGACGGCCTGCCATGGGATGCGCGAATCCATGCCACCACGGCGGAAGGCGTCGGGTCGCTCACGGCGGACGGCCGGTGGCGGAAGAAGCGGGGCGTCGCCGACGCGCTCGTGCAAACCGTGACCGCAGAGCTCCGGGCCGCGCTTCCCGCGCCGCCGCCAGCTCCGCCCCCGCCGCCAGAGCCGCCGCCCGCCCCGGCCCCCGCCGCCGTGCAGCCCCCGATCGTGCTCTTCCAAGCGCTCATGAAGAAGGTGACGCCCCTGCAGAACGCCGGTAAATTGACCGTGCTGGACATTACCGGCATGTGCGAGACCGTCGGCGTCAAGAAGCTTGGCGATCTCCTGCAGCGTCCCGACCTTATCCCGGTCGTGGAAGCGCAAGTCGACGCGATTGCGGCGGCGTGACCGTGAGTGTGCCGGGGGTCCTTCGTCCTAGCAGCGCGGCGATATGGTCGCGCTGCCCGGGCAGTTTCGCAATGCAGGCCCGTTACGAGGAGACGGAAGGCGAGGAGGCGCGGCTAGGGACCGCCGCGCACCATTGGGCGACGGAAGCCCTGCAAGGTCGCTTCCTGCCCGTCGGGGCTATTGCGCCTAACGGCGTGGCGATTGACGAAGAAATGCAGGAATGCGGGAGCTACTTCCTCGCCGCCGCGACCATGGCGGGCTTCCCGCGTTGGGTTGAACGCAAGCTGACAATGTACCAGCTCGTACACCCCGACTGCGAGGGCACGCCGGACCTTGCCGCCTGCGATCACGGGTCGAAGTGTATCGACGTCGTCGATTACAAATATGGGCATAGGTACGTCGACCCGTGGTGCAATGAGCAGCTTTGTCTATACGTCGCCGGCGTGCTCGAGCGGGAGTCCCTGACTTGGGACATGGTCAAGGGCTGGCAAGTCCGGCTTACGATCGTCCAGCCCCGCAATTACCACCCCGACGGCCCGATACGGACTTGGGACACGTTGGGTTGGAAGGTCCGCGCCGTGGTCGACGGGCTTTATACGGCGGCCCGTCACGCCAAAGTGCCTAACGCCCTTTGCGTGCCAAATGACCATTGCGAAGACTGCAGCGCTCGCCACGCTTGCCCGGCGTTGCGGGCCGCCGGGTACGCCGCAATGGATATCGCCGGGCAGTCCGTGCCCCTCGAGATCCCGCCGGCCGCCATTGGCCTGCAGCTCTCGCTAATCCAACGCGCCCAAGGCCGCCTAAAGGCGCAGCAGGGCGCACTAGAAGAGATCGCTAAGGGGGAACTTCGCGCCGGCCGGGCGGTGCCGGGATGGGGCTTCAAGCAAGGGACGGGCCGGGAGCGCTGGACGATCGACCCGGACGCGGTCGTTGCCATTGGCGAGGGCTTCGGCGTGAACCTTGCAAAGCCCGCGACGCTCACGCCGAACCAAGCCCGGACCGCTGGCGTCCCGGGAGACGTTGTAACCGCATTCGCGGAAAAGCCCCCGGGGGAGCAAAAGCTTGTCCCCATGGGCCATGAATCTGCAGCAAAAGCCTTCGGGTAAACAGGAGAGACCAAACTATGCCTACCAATTTTACCAGCCCCGTCGGGCGGCTCGTGCAGGGCGACGCCTTTAAGCCGAATACGACGGACATGCAGGGCGCGCCCCTGACGATCAAGACGGGCCCCAACGCCGGACAGGCGCGCACGGAATGGTTTGTCGCGCTCGCCTTCGCCAAGTCCGACCCGGCTTGGCCGGCATTCAAAGCGTTGATCGACGCGGAAGCCCGGCTCTCGTGGCCGCACCTGTATCCGACCCCGGGCGGCCCCTGCGTTCTTCCGACTTTCAGCGACAAGGTCGTTGACGGCGACGGCTTCGACGATCGCGGCCGGCCGTTCAATCGCCTGCCCGGGTTTGCCGGTCATTGGGTTGTCCGCTTTACCAACGGATTCCAGCCCAAGGTCGTCAAGAGCGAAGGCGGCGCGTGGCGGGAAGCGCGGCCCGAAGAGATCAAGCGCGGGTATTACGGCCGTGTCGCCGGGACGATCAAGAGCAACGACAACGCTCAAAAGCCCGGATTGCATATGAATTGGAGTCAATTCGCAATCGACGGTATCGGCCCGGAGATCATCGTCGGCCCGTCGGCTGAAGATGCTTTTGGGACGGCGGGCGGACCCGTGGCGTTGCCCCCGGGCGCGTCGGTCACGCCCGTTGCGACGGGAGCCATGCCCGGCGTCGGCCCGGTCATGCTCCCGGCGGCTGGCGGCGTGACGTACGAAGCCATGATCGCGGCCGGCTGGACCGACGCCGCCTTGATCGCGGCGGGCATGATGGCCCCGCCCCCGGCCGCAGCGCCCGCCCCGGCTCCGGCCCCCGTCCCGCCCATGGCCGCGCCGGTGCCCCCTGCAGCGCCCGCCGCCCCGGCATACGACGGGTACCGCGCCGGGCCCGCTCCGGCCCCGCCAGCGCCCGCGCCGACGCCCCCGGCGGCTCCCGTCCGCGTCATGCTCCCGGCCGCTGGCGGTGCGTCTTATGAGGCCATGCTTGCGGCGGGCTGGACCGACGCGACCCTTGTCGCTCACGGGATGATGCAAGGCCCCCCGGCCTAAGCGGCCCGCTCTGTGACTTCTGTAAGGCCCCGGCTGTCCGCTACGTCGGCCGGGGTCTTTGGGAGTGCAAAGCGTGCCATGATGAAATCCCATTCTAGGAGGCGTGACCATGGAACGAAGACACGTTGTCAACGGGCTGCGAGCTATCCGCGCCCAAGAGCATTTTACGGCGACGCGCATCGGCGCGCCGGGTTGTAAGATCCGGCGACAGGCGGAAGAATTCCGGACGTATCTGGACTACGCTATCCAGCTTCTCGAGGCGGAAGCGCCCGGGGTTTTGCCGGATATCGCCGCAGAACGACGCCGGCAAATAGACGTTAAAGGCCGGACCGCCGAACACGATGACGGCCACCGAAACGGCGAAATTGCTAACGCCGCCGCCGACTTCGCTTTGACGGGAACGCACCCTCCTTCATGGTCTTGGGCCTATCGGTCAAAGGTTGAGAAGCGAGAGCCGCGCCGCCTGCAGCTCGTAAAGGCGGGCGCGTTGATCGTGGCGGAAATAGAACGCCTAGACCGGCTAACAGTCACGCCTGCGCAATGACCCGTTTTGAGCGAGACACGGACCCGGCTTCCGTAGCTAGGCACGTAGCGGGTCAAGCTCTTTGGGCGGCCGTTCTAGGGCTCCCGAAAAGATGCGAGACAAACGAAGTGCATCCCGGCCTAGCGTGCTGCCTTTTTTGCGGCGCGGATAGCGGGGAGAGCTGCAGGGCCGGGGACAAATGACCGCCGCGAAGCTGGACGTCGAAACCTATAGCGAGGCGGGTCTAGTCTGGAATGACAAGACGCAGAAATGGGACAAGGTTCCCGGCTCCGGCGTCAAAAAGGGCCTGCCCGTGGTCGGCGCGGCGGCGTACGCAGAGCACCCGTCGACGGATCTCTTGACGCTCTCGTATGAGCTGCCCGGGCAGGCCAAGCGGCGTTGGCGGCCCGGGCTTCCCTTGCCTTACGATCTCTTCGCCTATTTGGACGCGGGCGGCCCGCTCGAGTCGCACAACGCCATGTTTGAGCGGCTGATATGGGTGCACGTGCTGCAAGGGAAGTACGGTTGGCCGCCCCTTAACCCGTATCTGCAGCGCTGCAGCATGGCGACGGCCCGGGTCAATCAATACCCGGCCGCCCTTGCCAAGCTGTCCGACGTCCTGCAGCTCAAGACGCCGAAGGACAAGGAGGGGACGCGCCTTCTGGACAAATTCAGCGTGCCCCGGAATCCGACCAAGAAGGACCCGCGTCGCCGGATCCTGCCCGCTTGGACGCCCGGCGCGGATCCGGCCGACGCGGCGGATTTTGAAGCGCTTTGCCGCTATTGCGACACGGACCTAGACGCAGAGGGCGAGGCGGTCACGCATATGCTGCCCATGACGCCCGACGAGCTAAATTTTTGGTGGATTGATCAGGAGATCAATTGGCGGGGAATGGGCGTCGATCGGGCCGGGCTTATGGCCTGCCTTGGAATCCTCGACCAGATCCTAGAGCGCTATGGGGATGAATTCCGGAGCATTACAGGCGGGCTCAATCCGACGCAGCTAGAGGCAACAAAGGGTTGGCTGGCGGCTCACGGTATCCACATGCAGGGCATGGACGAAGAGGCCGTGACCGACGCCCTGAAGCGCTTGCCGCCCCATCCTCCCGGCCGGCATTGGCCGCCACGGCGCGCGCTCGAGATCCGCCAGCTCACCGGATCCGCCAGCGTCAAGAAGACATTGGCGATGGCGAACCAGCTTAGTCGCGACGACAGGCTTAGGAACCTTCTTGCGCACCACGGGGCCCGTACAGGGCGGCCGACGGGGGAAGGGCCCCAGCCTCTCAATCTGCCTAAGGCCGGCCCCAAGCTCGCCACGTGCGCGGCGTGTGACAAGGCGTACCGGCCGACGTTTGACGCCTGCCCGTGGTGCGCGTCGCCAGAGCGCAAACCGGGCAAACCGGGATGGAAGGTCGATATGGTCGACCAAGTCCTAGAGGTTATGGAAACGGGCGCGCTGGATCTCGTCGAATGGTATTACGGCGACGCGGCGCTTTGCATATCGGGTTGCATCCGGGGGCTCTTTGTTGCCGCTCCGGGGCACGATCTAATCGCGTCGGACTATAGCGCGATTGAAGCCGTCGTGATCGCCATGCTCGCCGGGGAACAATGGCGGATCGACGCCTTTAACAAGGGCGACCCGATCTATCTCCTGTCCGCGTCCAAGATAACCGGCAAGACGCTTGCGGAATATCTCGAGTACGCGGCGCTTAACGGCGATCACCACCCGGACCGCCAAAAGATCGGCAAGGTCGCGGAGCTAGGGCTAGGCTTCGGGGGATGGATTAACGCTTGGCTGGCGTTCGACGATTCCGGGACGTTTACCGAACAGGAGATCAAAGGCCACATTATCGCATGGCGTGACGCTTCGCCCGCGATCGTCGAATTTTGGGGCGGACAGCATAGGGGGCGGCCTTGGGACCGCGACCGCCGGCCGGAGCTGTACGGCGTTGAGGGCCACGCCATTCTAGCCCTGCAGCACCCCGGACAGGCGTTTAGTTATCGGGGGCTCACGTTTTACAAGCGCGACGACGCCCTGATAATCCGGCTCTTGTCCGGGCGCGAGCTCACCTATCACAACGCGACCTTGACGACGTCGGACCGTGACCCTTCGCAGCTCTCAATCGTGTATTGGACTTGGAACAGCAACCCCAAGTACGGCCCGCCCGGATGGGGGCCCATGGCGACGTTTGGCGGGCGGCTCACGGAAAATATCGTGCAGGCCGTGGCGCACGACATAATGCGCTACGCGGTCCTGCAGCTACGCGCCGCCGGCTATCCGACGATCCTTCACGTCTATGACGAAATCGTCTGCGAGATCCCGCAAGGGACCGGGTCGCTAGAAGAGTTTGAAGCGCTCATGATGCGCCGGCCGCCATGGGCGCACGATTGGCCTATTGTGGCGGCCGGGGGCTGGCGGGGCCGGCGGTATCGGAAGGGCTAGTCGAACAACGTCGACCGGCCGTCTTCCCCCGTGACGTGCGATTGAACGTCTAGCAGCCTCCCGCGAGGGCCGACCCATGCGTACGCCCAAAGCCGGCGGCCGTTTACCGGGCGAAAGCCGACTTGAACGGCCGCGCCGTTATCGAACGCGCGGATCTTGAGATCTCCGATAACACCGGCCCAAGACTTGCGAAGGGCGGCCCGTTGCGATCCGTTTAGCTTCGCCAGCTCTGCGTTGATGCTTTCGACGGCTTGCATGGTCTAGTCCTCCCAAACCGAATAATCCGCCAGCTTGACGGACAGCCATTCCTTGCGGTGCTCGTGCCTGCAGTCCCCGACTTGGTTCCCCTTGGCGTCGACCGGGTACGCGGCCCAGACCCGCGCGCCCCGGTCATAGAAGCGGTCGATCTTCACGGCGGGGCCGACCGCATACTTGAGATCATCGGCGAGTTGTTCGGGGCTCTTGATAATCATGTCGCTGTCTCCCTTGCTGACAATTATTTGTACGCTTAACTCCCGGGGGCGTCAAGCCCCCTTCAAGTCCACGATCTCGATTTTGCAGGAGGCGGCGAAGGCGGCCCGCTTGGCGGAAACGTCCGCATAATATTGCTTGTAGCTCCCGAAGCCCTTTTCGCGGGCGACCCGCTCCCGGGCGATGACGTAGTCCGCCGGGAAGCGCCCGCCAGACCGGCCCCAAATGCTAAAGCATCCGGACATTTCCGCCGCGTATCCTTCGGCGGTCTTCCGCGCCTTGGCCCGGTCCAACGAGTGCCCGGACTCAACGCGGCCGTTCGGGGCGATCACTTGCCACGCGGCCCGGACGGGGCGCTTGCCCTTGTAAACGTCGACTTGGCCGTTCGAAAAGATTGCCTTGATGCTCATGTCGCTGTCTCCCTTGCTGACAATTATTTGTACGCTTAACCCCAAGCCCCGTCAAGCGTCAACGTGAGACCAGCGCAAAGATTCTTTTGCGCGGCTCACAAGGGACGGATCCCGGCCGGCTTCCCGGTCTTCCCGGACCCATCGCCGCAAAAGCCCGTCCTGTTGCGAGCGGGCCCAAGCGGCGTGATCTTCGCCCTTCCGGTTCCCGGCCTGCCACGAGAGGGACAGGGGCAACATGAGCTGCCCCCGGGCCGCCATGAGCCGCCAGAATGCCTGCTTATGGGGCACGGTGCAGAAGACTTGGCGCCCGTTGGTGGGTTGGAAGGACGCCCCGCATTCAGGACAGGTTCTCATAGCGGTCCCCTTTCCAAACCTGCAGGTTTGCCCGGTCCGGCAAGCCGGACGATAGGGACCGCGACGCTTGGTACAGGGCGTCGGCGTCGTCGGTCGCGCCGATCATGACGAAGCCGAACGGCCCCTTGTAGCGGTACGAAACGAAGCCGGCGGCGGCCATAGGTCGGTCGGCCCAATACGCGCGGGGCTTGACGATAACGGGGTTAGACATTGGGGCGGCCCTCCCTTGGCCGATGACGTACAGTACGTCAGGGGCCGGGGGCCGTCAATGGTAATTTGTACGCCTAACGCGACGCCGGGCGCTGGCGGCCCCTTAGCGGAAGACTAGGACGCTGAAATTGTTGTTCTGTGGCGCGCTGCCAATGTTGGCGTTGCCGTTCTGTTGGTTCACGTCGAAGCCGACCGTCGTCGGGTTTTCCCAAGTCGCGACCACGTTCTGCCCGCGCACGGTGAGTTGTGGCGCATAGTTGGCGTCGGCGGGGGCGGACGTGAACGCGACGTAATAGGTTCCGCTGGCGGTCCGGGTCACGCTGGCGATATTGTTTGCGCCGTAGATCGTACACGCGCCGTTGCTGCCCTGTCCGGCGACCATGCAGGACGCGAAGGGTGCGACGACGCCGGCCGCCGTGAGAAGGTCCGCAAGGGGCACGTCAGACGCAGAAGCGGTCCCCGTGGCGTTGATAGTGCCACTGGCGACGGTTTGCGCGACGCTCACGCTGTACGTGCCTGTACCGCCCGTGCCGGTGAGGAAGGCCGTAATGCGTGTGCCGGCGGTGACGCCCGTCCCGGACAGGGTTTGGCCGATTGCCAGCCGGCCGGACGCGACGGCGGTCACGGTCATCGTCTGCGAGGCGATCGAAGCCGTGACCACGGACGCCGTGCCGATATTGGCCTTGGCCGTGAGCGTCGGCATTTGCGCGAGCTGCGTATTCGCGACGCTGTCCGGGGCGACCAGCGCTTGCCAGCCCGCCCCGCCGCTGTCCGGGTTGGTCGTATTGGCGTCGACCAGATTCACCCAATAGAGGCCGGCCGTGGTGCTGCGCAGAATGCAGCCGGCGGGATAGCCGCCGATATCGGTCGAGAATGTGCCGTCGTACAGGGACGTTCCGCCGGCCGCCTGCCATTGGTTCCAAGCGGTGATTTGATTCAGGATCCCGTTAAAATCCTGTCCGGCCGGGGGCACGCCGCCGCCGGACAGGGGCGTGAAGCACTCCGGCGGGAAGCCTTCGGTAAGATTCGCGACGCCAGACGCGCCGGGGGCTTCCGGAATGGTCCGGATATAGCCGCCACCCGCGCTCGAGGCGAAGGGAATCGGAAACTTGGTCGGAATGTCGGCGGCGTCCATTGCGGGCCCCTAGATGACGTTGATTGTGGCGACGATGCCGGAAGGCGTGGCGAGCACGTTGGATTGCGCAAGGATTGCCAGCTCAACGGCCGTAAGCGGAAATTCGAACGTGTACGTCATGGTCATATCGAGGCCGTCTGTCACATAGCAGTTTCCCCGGCCCGGGAAGAGCAAGCGAAGGATTCGGTTTGCGGACGGTATCGACCCGTCGCAAATGTTGCTCAACGCCTTGGCGTAAATGAGCGTTCGATAGTCCGCGTCGGGCAGGGCGTAGTTGGACGTTGACGAGCCGCCATTGAAAAAGACGCCTTCGCCGAACGGGACGGCGCTGGACGGGTTGGACTCCTCAAAGCCTAGCGTTATCTCGCCGCTCGCCACAAGCACCACGCGCCCGACGTCGACGATGCGCCCCCAAACGTCTAGCCCATAGCCTTGCGCCGTGGCGACATTCCAAACCAGATCATACCAAGCGTCGATATCGGCGTCCGGAACGATCCAAGTCGAGAAGTCTTCTAGCAGCCGGATAATCGTCGGGCTGGCGGCGTACTGACTGACAAGGGGGTTGAGGGGGGCGTAGGGCATTAGACGAGCGTCAACGTCACGTCGGCGGTGTCGAGTGAGGGCAGTTGGTCAATGTCGACGGTTACGGTGTCCCCCGTCGGGCTCGCGGTCGTGCCGATACTGATGGATATGACGTTGGCGGCCCATGCCCCAAGCGTGACCACGGACGCGAGGAAACGGGACGCATACAGGGTCCGGCCAATCCCGGCCCGTGTCCCGCCGTCACCCCCGACAAAGGCGTTTGCGATCGCCGCCTGCACTTGCGCTTCGGCGTCGGAAGGGACGGCGAGCGAATCGGTGATCGACACGGCGATAAAAATCGGAAGGTCCGTCGGAGTCACAACGTACACGTCGTAGGACGGGTACGGCGGCGTGTAGGACGGATCTTGGTCTTCCACAGCGTACAGGGTCGCGGTGGCGGTATACATGGGTTGGCCGGGCCACTTTTTGCCCCATACCGCTTCAGCGATGGCCTGCCCGTCGCCCCCCGCCGCCGCGACGTACAAGGCATAGGCGGGCAGGGTCACGCCGCCTGTTGCGACAGGCGCGGCGGTGCTGTTGTCGGTGACATAGGCGTCAAGCACGCCCGGGACGGACAGGACGGCGGCCCGCACGGACGGAAGCGACCCGACGGCGTTGAGGGCCACGGACGCCCGCCGCCGCGCCTCGAATTCGGTCGCGCTCTCAACGTCCCGGCCGACCGTTCCCGGGTCTGCGTTGGTCACGCTGTCCCATCCCGGGACGGCGCGATAGATACTCGTGAGCGTGGCGGCCGGGCAGGCAATAGGGCCTGTGGTCTGGCATTGAAACACGACGTCGACCGTTCCGCCGCTCCGGATCTTGGCACGCGACGTGCTGGCGTACAGGTCGCCGGCGGTTGACGCTACGAGCGAACCGGCCGGAATGACGACGCCCGGGCTCCCGGTGCATGTCGCCACGACGGACGTCGCGATAGCAGGCAGGCGCTCGAGGAAATAGATTCGGCCGATCGCGTCTTGCAGGCGGCCCGTGGCTAGCGCCGGATCCACGCCGTTAAGCACCTGCAGAACAAGAGCGTTCTTCTCGCCTATGGCCGTCGTGAAGCCGGTCGCGAGCTGCCCTTGGGGCGTGGACAGGGACGGGTTTAGATTGCCCCCGAAGGCGGCGTTTAGGTCCGCCTGCACGCCCGCCAGAATATCCGGCTCGCTAGGCGCGACGAAGCCCCGGGGGCCGAAGGTCGGGGACGGAACACTTGTGGTCATATCAGCCCCCTATGGACGTTGAGCCGCCCGCGAACGCGATAGATAGCACGGTCCCGGCGGTGTCTGTAACCCGCACTTGGCCGGTAAGCTGGCGGCCCGCAATTGAGGCGAGCGTACAGGTCGCGGCGACCACGCCCGGGACGGTAAGGGCGGCCCGGGTCAATTGTTGCTTGACGAGCGAGACCGGCGGGGCGTGGCCTAGAATTTGGTCGAAATACGGGACGCCAAGGGCCGTGTCGTACCACGCCTCCCCGAGGAACAGGCGGATAGCCGACGCGACGTCTTGCGCCATGGCGTACGGGTCGGACGCAACGGCTATATCGCCCGCCGCGTCTAGGCAAAGATCCCACGTCGTTTGATCTAAGAGAAGGCTGTTCATGGGACCGCCGGGCCGGAAGTGCCGCCGCCGACCGTAACGCCGGTGTGCTTGTGCGTGGTGAGGCTACGGCCGTCGCCAGTGACGACGCCGGTAAAGGTCGCGGTGCTATCCCCCGTAAGCGCGCCGGTCACATGGACCGCGCCTTCTAGCTGGATATCCGGGCTTGTAATGGTCACGGTGGGGGCCTCAACGGTGACAGCGCCCCCCGACTGTATCGCAACGTCGCCCGGCGTGACAATCTGGATCCCGTCGGCGTAAAACCGCACGTATTGGGTCGGGACGCCATTGAGGAACCCGCCGATATACAGGCCGTCGGACAGGCTGAATTGCCGGAAGCTGCCCGGGTTGGCCGCCGCTTTGGTCGCCTTGACTGCGCTTATGTCGCGGGAGGCGAAGACGGCTAGCCCTATGTCGTCAACCTTTGGGTCGAGAATCACGGCGTCCGTCCCGCCCTGCAAGCGCATATACGGGAGCCCGTAGATAGGCGCGTGCGGCGTGGCATTGCCCGCCCCGTCGATTTGCGCCACGAGCGGGAGCACGTCGACCGTACCGACGGCCGACACGCCGCCCGCGTTAGAGACCGCAAGCACCTTGACCACGGTCGCCGTCGCCATTTGCCCCATGACCATGCGCACGACAAAGTCCAGCGCGTTAGCGGTATCCGTCGCGCTCGAGAGCTGTTGCGCGCCTTTGTAGTTGTCGCTAGCTGGCAAGGGCGATTCTCCCAAGGACGGTGCATTGCGCACGCGTAAACCACGCGCCGCCCGGAGCTAGGCTTTCCAGATCATGAGAGACCGCAAACACGGTCCATTGCCCGGCGGCCGGCGTGAGCACGCTTTCAACCTGAATCGCGCGGCCAAAGATCACGGCGGGGTTAAACAGAGACGTGACCAGAATTCCGTTTTCCGTATGCGTCGGGAAGCCGACTAGGCCCGTGGCGGCGTTTATGAGGGGGATTTGCCCGCCGCGCACGCCGTCCCGGGGCCATATCGCGACCGCGTTTAGGACGTCGTCGATGAAGAAGTTGAAACCGCCGTCACGCGCCACGCTTTCGAGCTGTTGCCGGCCGGTTCCCGGATAGTTAGGGTTTGTAAGGATGACGCCTTCGACGCCGCCATTCTCGAACCCGTAACCCATTTGCTGCGCAAGGCCGGCGACAATCGTCGCGGCGTCGACGCTACCCTGAAAGCTTGTCGCCGGAAGGGGGCGCAGCGCGTCCAGAAGGCCGCCGAAAGCTTCGACCAGCAAGGCGACTTCGGGCGCGTTCGTGCCGTCCACCCATGCTTCTGTGATCGTCCCGGAAAAAACCACGCTTTTCCCGTTGGCGTCGCCAGCCGTGAGCGTGACCGTATTGTTCCGGCCGTCGACCAGCGGCTTCCCGAGCGTTGAGAGCTGATTCATGGTCGACAGGGTCAAGCCGTAGATCTTGATTGACGCCCGGGAGAGGGACACGCCGCCGTTTTTCTGGATACTGGCGGCGACGCGAAGCCCCGTAATTTCGACAGTATCGACGCCGTCTTGCCCAAAGTTGCCTTTGCCAAGCTGGAATTTAACGTCGATCTCGCGGCGTAGAAACGTCATAGGTATACCAGTTGCCAGCGCGACCCGAGGCCGTCGTAGGTCGGATCTTCGTCGCCTTGGGTGTCTAGCCACGACAAGTCGCCGATAAAGCCTAGATAGGCGTCGATCACCACGCGCACGCGGTTACGGGCCGCCACGCCGCCGATAACAAGCGCGTCGTTGACGTACAGGTTAACATATAGCCCGTCACCCCGGGTCACGACGTCAATCTTGCACGGTTGGTCCCCTAGCGAAATCGCCAGCGTTTGGGACGGGACGGCCTGCAGCGGAACGGTGAGCATTAGGCGACCCCCGGGGATGGAACGAACGCGGCCGGATCCGGCGCGCTAGCGGGGGCCGGCCCGGGCTGGACGGGCCCGCTGTTAGCCGTAGCGGCGGCGCTAGGGGCTTTCGAGCTCGTAAACGTGGTTACGGCCGTGTTGCGCACTTGACGGGCCACAACGTCGACTGTGAGCATTTGCGCGCCCTTTTCGGCGGTGCGCCTCATTTCGCGTCGGACTAGGCTGATATCGAGGTACGTCGCTTCCGGCGTGACCGCGTCGTACAGATCCAGAGACTTTAGCGCGTTGTCGACCGTTGTCAGAAACGCGCTGCGCTCCGCAATCGTCCCGGACTTTTTGAAGGTAAAACGGATCTCTTGGGGAACCTCAACCTTGTTGTATGACTCAAAAGCCCCGTCCTCGAGCGGGTAGTCTATGACCCTGTATTCTTTTTGCTCTTCGAAGGCTTCGACGCTGTCCGCGACCACGACGGGGGCGTTAAGGGCCGCCTTGAAGATTCCCCACCTAAACGGTTCGGCCTGCGCCGCCACGGACGCGCCGTCCGATGCGCCAAGCGTGCCGGTCACTTGGCTTAGAAGCGTGTTGATGGTTCCGGAGAGTTGGCCGGCCGCGCCGATCGCCCCCGCAAACGTCCCGATGGCTTGCCCGGCGACGCCCCCGGACAGAAGGGCCGTCAGATTGTTCGACCCGTCCAAAACGCCCCGTAGCGTCCCGAGCACGGCCCCCGCTTGCCCGTTGGACAGCAGGAGCACGCCCTGCAGGGCCCCGGTAAACTGCCCGCTGGCGGCGTCCCGGACGCCCTGCAGCGTGCCGGTGAGCACGTTGCTTGCCCCCTCCGCAGACCGTACCAGCGGGGGCACGCCGGGGACGTTGGGCACGTTAGGGAACAGCGGAACCGTGACGATGGATTGAGGCATTACACGAGCCCTAGATTGGCTTGCGGGACGACTACCGCCAGCTCGCGGGAAATGCCCGTAGCGATGCCCCGGGCGTCCGTGGCGGCGGTGTGCACGTGCAGGGCCCCGATGGTCACGCTTGCGCCGCCGACGTTGCTAATCGGCCGGTAACGCTGCAGGGCCGCTTGACCGCGCTGCAAGTCGCCGGACGTTTCCGCGCCTTGCGCGGGACGCATGAAGCGCCGGATATAGGCGTCCAGTGCGGCCCGCTCGCCTCGCGCGCCCCGGACCGCCGCCCCGCCATGGTCGCCGCCCCGGAGCTCGTAATCCATAAATTCGAGTTGCTGGAAAAGCGTCGGGTCCGACCCGTACTTTTCAAAAAGCTTGCGCTGCCGTGACCCTAGCCATTGCCCGACGCCGTACGCGCCGCTTGTCGGGTTTATCGCTTTTGGGTCGCCTTTGGATTCCGCATAAATGCCCGCCGCGATGCCCCGGGCCACGTCCTGCGAATAGCCGCGATCGGTGAAAAATTTGACGATATGCCCGAAGCGTTCCGCGCCGCCGGGCCCTTGGGGGCTCGCGCCGGCCGGACCGGGGGCTTGCGGCGTGCCGCCCGTCGACTCCGGGTCCAGCCCGCGCGCCGCCCGCCAGAATTTGACCGCCGCCCGCGTGCCGTTGGTCCACGCCGACTCTAGCGATTTGACGACGTCGACGACGGTATTCTTAACGGACTTCCAAGCGCCGCTGAAATCTCCGGACAGAAGCCGGGCAACAGACTGTATGAGCCCGAATAGGACCGTAAAGACGGGTTTTGCGACGCTGAATAGCGCGAGCGTGGCGTCCTTCGCGGCCGACATGAAGGCGCGGAAGCTTTGATCCTGCGCGATCGCCTGCAGCACTTTTCCGACCGCCGTAGCGGCCGGAACGACGTCTTTATTGATGGTCCGGGCAAACCCGCCAAGCAGGGTGATGAGATCGGCTTGCGCGCGCTGCAGCTCTTCGGCGTCGGCGGCGGCCTGTTTTGTGGTCACGCCTAGCCGGTATTGGGCGTTAAGGAGCTCTTCGGTCGCGGCCCGGCCCTTTACGAGCGTCGAAACCATGGCCGGGCTGAAGCCCATTTGCCGGCCGATCGCGGCGGCCTGCGTCGGGTCCATGCCCGCGAATTTGTCCGCGATCTGCAAGAGCGCTTCGCCCGGGTCGTCCAGATCCTTAAGCGAAAGCCCTAACAGATTGAAGAACGGGATAAGCTGCGATTGGCCGGTTAGCCGAATATCCTCAAAGCTATTGCGCAGTAGGGATAGATCGGACGCGGCTTGTTCGGCCGTGCCGCCCGCGCCCCGGAGCACGCCGCCCCAAGCGCTAATCTCTTCGGTCGACTCGCCAATCTGGCGGGACAGGCGGCCGATGGACGCATCGCCGTTGATTATGTTTTTGACGAAGCCGGTAACGGACCCAAGGCCAAGGAACGCGGCCCCATAGGCGAGCGTCGCTTTTGTGAGCTGCGAGAAGCTTTCGCGTTGGCGCTTTTGGCTCTCTTCGATCGCCTGCCCGCGCTTTTGCGCGCCGTCACGGACCTTGCGTTCCGTGGCGTCCAGCCGCGAGGCTTCTTTCTCGAAATTGCCCCCGTCAAGCCGAAGCGTGACTATCAGGCTGTCAATTATCGTCGGCATTTGAGACCCGCGCGTTGTACCCGTCGACGCGAATAATCTCTAACAGATCGTACGCATCTTGAAGCCCGTAAATCGTCTGCAGCTCGTGCAGCGTCGCGAGGCGGCTCGAAACAACGACGGCGATAAGCCCCGGTACGTTTACGTAAGGGGCGAAGCGTCCGACCCGGTCGCCGCCGTCCTCGAGCTCAAGAGGGCTGCGACCACGGAAAAATCCACGTGTAACTTGAGCACTTCGCCGCGAAGCCAAAGCCGCGTCCCGACTTCTTCCGTGTCGTCATCGACCAGCCCGCGCCGCACGAGCGGGTTACGGGCGTCCGGGACGTGCTGGACGCAGCTCGAAAACATTTCGTCCATGAGCGGCTTGGCGTCGGCGTGGGTCATGCCGCCGAAGGCCCGGAGACCTAGCGACGCGATGCCCGCAAAGCCGGACGCTTCGACGTCTTCCGGAATCTCAACGCCGGATCTCGCCAGCGCGAGAAACGCCCGGAGCGCCCAATCTTCGGCCTGCGCTGCGCTCATTTCCGTGAGCTCAAACACCTTGCCTTGATCGCGCCCCGGGGCGGTCACGGTGACGGTTGCGGTGCGCCGGGCCATTAGAACGGAGCCGGCTGGACGGCTTGCCAAGTGATGACGAAGGGCCGGGCCTGCAGGGTCTTTTTGACGCCGGCGAGGGGCTTGTAGCTGGACAGGATGCCCCGCGTAAGCGTGTACTTCTTGGACAGCGACGGAATCGCGATCGACCCGTTGGCGATATAGAGCTCGCGAACGACGTCTTGAGCCGAAACCCAATTGTCGAAAAAGTCATTGCTGAGGCTGTCCGCCTGCAGCGTGACGGTCATCTTGCGTTCCTTGGGGACGTAGCCCCCGGACAGCAGGCCGTCGACGCCCATCATGGTTTCCGCGCCTTCGACAGTGTCGACGTCGAACGCGTCGTCAGTCGAGAAGCCTTGGATCCGTTGGGGCGTGACGTAAAGCCCCGTCACGGACAGCAACAGAATGGCGTTAGCCGCCGTGAGTGTACGCAGACGGGCCATTATTGCACCTGCAGGCTGGCGAGAGTGATCTTCTGGACGCTCTGCCCGTCCGCGTACCAGAGCGTACAGGGCGGCGATTCACGGGCGGCACGGACGGACGGGCTGGCGTCTTGAACAAGGAAGTACCAGCCCCGGGCCGACACGATCGGCGCGGCGTCAAAGCCGGCGACATTGTTGATGGTCGCGGCCTGTTGCGCGGACAGGGTCACGCCGGGGCGAATTGCGCCGAACAAAAGGGCCGCGTTGATTGGGTCCAGCGCAGCCGCCTCAATAAGGGCGTAGCCTTCCGCATTGTAGGGAATCGACGGCGTTCCGGTAAGCAGCGTCATGAGCGCGAGCTGCAGGCTGTTGTTGAGCCAAATTTGGTTCACGTAGCTGTCTAGCCACAAGAAGTCGCCGGAGACCGACCCGGGGTACAGGAAGACAAACTCGTCGTTGGCCGTCGCGTAGGCCCCGTAGAAGTTATAGCCGTTCGCGATAAGTTGCTCCGCAACGGTGGAGCTCGTCACGCTGGCGGTCATGCCCGCCTGCGAGCGGAAGGCAAGAGTCGCGCGAGCGTTGGCCCGGGCGAAGTCCAGCGACGCGATGAATCCCATGACCAGCGCGCCAAGGTATTGATCGGTCGGGCTGTAGACCGGCGCGGTTCCGGCGTACCCGGCGGCGGCAATCTGGCGGCCGGCGCAAAGCGCGCTGTTCGTGATCGCTAGAGCGTCGGTGTCCCAAAGGACGTAAACGAAGCGGTCATCTTGGGCGTTCGTCCAAGCCGCAAACAGAAGCTTGTCGGTGATGGACGGTTCGAAGGCGGTAGTGAACGACGCCCAATTCTGAGTGGTGGCGATAAGCGCGTCCAGATTGGTCGACGGGACGCCTTCGGGCGCGCCTTGCGACAAGGTCGCGCCGGTCGCCGCCGTGAGCTTCAGGGACGTCGACAGAGCGCTGGAAGCGTACGTGATGGTTCCGACAGTGCCGGGGGTGCCCCCGGTGATGACGAACGCGCTGGAAACACTGTCGTATGTGCAGGCGAGCGGGCCGGCGCTGATGGTGGTCGACGAAGCGTTTTGCCCCGGGCTGACGAAGTAGGTTCCGGTGCCCCCCGTGCCGGTCCCAAGGCCGGTGATGAAGGTTCCGGCGGTGACGCCTGTCCCGGAGATGACTTGACCGACCGCGAGCGTACCGGACGCGACGGCGGTCACGGTCATCGTCCCGACCGACCCGGTAATCGTGGTGCTGGCGACAGTCTGCGCAACGCTGACCCGGTAGGTCCCGACTTGGTTCGCCGTGCCGGAGATCTG